TTCGTGAATCTAAAAGAGTTTTTGCTAATAGAAATGGTAACGGCGACTGGAAGAAAGACTTTGAACAAGATGTTATGGATGCAAAATTTGCTGGTTTAGCGACTGGTAAAGGTTGGGATACAGATTACACTAAGTCATTAATGGAAAAAGTTAATGTACAAGCAGGTGTAGAAGTATCTTCAGCTAACTTTGAACAGTTAGTATCAACATCAATTGAAAGAGATATTCAAAATGAATTAGTCTTAGCACCTCTATTTAGAGAAATTGCTATGACTTCTGCTAACATGATTATCCCAGTATTACCAGACGCTGGTTATGCTGAGTTCACTTCATCACAGACAGCTGGTGGAAGTGCACCAAAAGGAAACTTAGAAGCTAGAGGTGCCGCTATAGGTGCTAATGACGGTGTTGACTTAACAGAAATTACACTATCAACTAAAAAGCTTATTTCACAATCTTACTTAGGTAACGAGACTGAAGAAGATGCAATCATGCCAATTCTCCCTTTAATTAGAGAGTCAATGGTAAGAGCACATGCAAGAGGTATCGAGAACGCTATCTTAGCAGGTGACAATGCTGAAGGTGTATATGGTACATCAGCAGCTTCATTTGAAGGTTTGATTGAACATGCTAAAAACGGAGACGGTAGTTCTGAATACAATACTGGAGACGTTGGTGGAGGTTCAGGTGGAATCTTTGCAGCAGGCGATGCTTTAACTGCAGCAGACCTATTAGGTCTAAGAAAGAATATGGGCAAATATGGTGTTAATCCATCAGAAGTTGTTTATCTTGTTTCACAAGAAGGTTACTACAACCTACTTGAAGATGCAGAGTTCCAAGACGCTAACCTAGTTGGCGACATGGCTACTAAACTAAGTGGTGAAATCGGACAAGTATTTGGCTCAAGAGTCATTTTATGTGATGAATTTGCTACTAAAGCAGCGACAAAAACAGGTGCTATCGCAGTATACCCAAGAAACTTTGTAATGCCTAGATTAAGAGGCGTAACAATAGAATCTGACTACGAAGTAGCAAACCAAAGAAGAGTACTAGTAGCTTCACAAAGATTAGGCTTTGCCCAATTAATTGAGAACGCTCACTGTGTACACGGATGGAAATACGCAGCAGCTAGTTAATAGCTAATTACAGGTTTTCGGTGGGTTTCCTTAAAACCCACCCTTTTTAACTATGGCAGACTTAATAACAGTAAATGAATACAAAGACGCAGAAGGCCTTCGAGGGGAGAAGGATGACGACCGTCTTACAGTTATAGTACCTCAGGTATCTGATTTAGTTAAGAAGTATTGCGGAACAAGTTTCGTAGATTTTTATAGTACAGACAAAGTTGAAACTTTTACAATTGAAGATAACTTTACTAACACCATAATTGTGAGTGAAAGTCCTATAGTTTCTGTAACAAAAGTAGAAGAAAGACAAAACTATTCAGATAGTTATACAGAACTTACTATACCTAAATACGAGTACTATGTTGATGAAGAAGCCGATGCAATCATTAGAACTAATGCAGGTGGTAATCAGATATATTGGGCAAGAGGTGTAGGTGCTGTAAAAATTACATATAAAGCAGGATATGCTTCAACACCAAGAGATTTACAGTTAGCTTTATTTGATTTAGTTAACTACTACATAAAAGATGAACATAAGGAAAGAAGAGCATTAGGCGGAGCTATCCAACAGAATCAAGGAACAGCTGGAATTAGAAACAGTACAGATTTTCCAGACCACATAAAAAGGGTACTTGATTTATATAAAGTTGTTATTTAATGTCTAGTAAACTTAGAACCAAGTTACTAAGCCAGTTACAAGCAAAAAATAATCCTAATACTGGAGGATTTTTTGATAATGGAAAGCTTTCTGTTGAAAAGAGAGTATGGAATAATGTATATTTTAAAGCATTATCCAGTGCTGCTGCTAAGTCAGGAATGACTATAATAGCAGGACCAACTAAGCCTCAAATGACAGATGCAGATTGGGCACAAATGCAAAATCATATTCTAAAATTTGTACAGGCGAAAAAGAACTCTTATATAATTTGGATGTGGAAAAGTACAAAACAAACTCCAACTGAGCTAACTTTATTTTACAAAAGAAATAATAAAGCACTAGTTAGAAATCCAGACCCTAAAGGTGTTGCTGCTTTTATAAGTAATAACAGAGACATAAATGGCATAGCAGTAAGAATGGTTTCAGATGCTTGTGTTGATTTTTTTAAACAAAGAAAGTTTAAATCAACAGCAGCTAAAGATTTAACTCTTTTAACAGCTAAAAAGACTGGAGCAACTGCAAAAGGTCAGATAGAAGAACATGGAATGAGGGGAGAAGACGAGTTCAGTGATAAGTATAGTCAACTAGGTCGAGGAAAGTTCCCCCAAAGACAAAGAGGAAGACAAGCTCAAATTACAAAAGACCTCAAAGGTGGTGGAATGACATCAAGTGGGGCAAGAGGTACTAGGATAGAGCAAAGGATAGTAAAAACACTTGCAAATAATATGCAAGAGGAAGCTAAAAATCCTATCTACTACGGACAATTTTTCAAACTAGCAATGGCAAAGTGGAGAGATATGTTCAATTATGATAGTAGTATCATATATGATGAAAAAACCTCTAAATATTTAAAAAGAACTTTAGTAATGCAAAGTTCAATGGTTCCAAAATCAGACTCTTTTAATCCAGGAGAGTATGATAAAGCGATAACAGCGGACTGGAGATTGTTTCTAAAAAATGCTACATATTTCAGAAACGAAGCTCAAAGATTACTACCTGGAAGTATGACTGCCAAACAAATAGATGATTTATTTTCAGACAGTCCACCAGTTAGTAAGAGATTAACAGCAGCAGCTAATAAACAAATAGTACAAGGATTATTTACACAATTTACTAATCCTGATATGAGATTAAAAGTAAACAAAGCTTTGTTAAGATTTGGAACTAAAACTGGTTCTTCGAGAACTTCTAAAGCAAAGATGAAAGGTTCAAAAAGCAGAACTACAGGAAGAACTGCTAAAGCACCAGCAGGAGCAGCAGTAGCAGCTGGAGCAAGAAAGTTAAGAACAGAACAGAAGGCAGGAAGAAACCCAATGGCACTAAAAGCTTTATTGAACGAAATGTTACCTCAAATAGTAGCACAAAATATGACATCTCCTGCTCTACAGTATAGAACAGGAAGATTTGCAAACTCGGTAAGAGTAGATAATATAACACAAGGGCCAAGAGGCGGTAATACAATGATTGAAGCAACTTATAGGAATAATCCTTATGAAACATTTGCTCCAGGAGGAAAAATGTATACTACTCAAAGAAACCCTGAAAAATTAATTAGAAAGTCAATTAGACAAGTAGCCACCTCAATAGTTGGAGCAAGATTTGGGATAAGTATACAATAATGGAAACAGCACTAGCAAGGAAACATACCACGCGTCGCAGAGCCATTGTTGAAGCCCTAGCTTTAAAACTAGAAGGAATAAATGGTAGCTCTTCTTGTAGAACTTCAGTCGCAGGTGTAGAAAGACGACTCAAGTTTTGGGACGAAGTGAATGAATTTCCTACAATACATGTAGGAGCAGGTACTGAAACACGCGAATATGATGGCGGTGGTTTCAGATTTAGATTTTTAAGAATAACAGTCCGATGTTATGTTTCAGATGACAATGATGTCATAGAAGCACTCGAAGAATTGTTAGAAGACGTTGAAACGGTAATAGAGGATAACGACCCACTAACATACTATGATTCAACAGGAACATCTCATAATACAGTACAGACAACAATCGGTACTGTAGATACAGATGAAGGCGTATTGGAACCCCTAGGTGTAGGAGAAATCACCTTAGAGATTCGATATTAATTAGGAGAAAAGAATGGCATTTTTCTTTAGTAGAGATACCAAAGTATTTATGGAATGGTCAGAAGATAGCACTACAGCTAATACAGCTCTGTATGAGATACCTGTATTAGATGGGTTTTCTTTTAGCCAAGGCACAAATACTTCAGAGGTAACATTGAGTGAAGCAGCAGATTCAGCAGGATACAGTAAGAGAGGCAGAGCAATGTTTACTGACTCTTTCGCGCCGGCTGAATGGAGCTTTAGTACTTATATGAGACCTACAAAGTCAGGTAGTGCAGCAGCTTATGCTAGTGGAGAACACTCCGCATCAGCAGCTCATTTTGCAGTAGAAGGCCCATTATGGGCAGCTCTAAGTGCAAAAGACTATGACAAAGCATGTGGAGGAGACTTCACAGCAGGAACAGGTACCGGCGGACTAGCTTTTGATTTTGCAAATTCCAATAACGTACAAATAGGAACATTTAATATGTTCTTCGTACTAGGAGCTTCAAAAGACACAGGAGGCAATTACGCAACAGGTACAGAAGGTGTTACAATTTACAAACTAGCAGATTGTTCAGTAGGTTCTGCATCAATTGATTTTGATATAGAAGGTATTGCTCAGATTGCATGGTCTGGAAATGGTAAGTCAATAGAAGAAGTAGAAGCTTTAGACTTAACTACTTCAAATGCAGACGCACCAAAAGGGTTAATTGCTGAAGGAGTTGGTACAACAACTAACTTTATTAGAAATAAATTAACAGATTTATCTATAACTTATGATGCTTCAGCATCTACAGGTTCACTAGGTGCTTTAGGCTCAAGTGACCAAGCTTATAGTATAACGTTAACAGGTGGAAATATAACAATTGAGAATAATCTCACATATTTAACACCAGAAACACTAGGTACAGTAAACCTACCAATAGGTCATATAACAGGAACTAGAAGTGTCTCAGGTAACTTTACTTGTTATCTAAACTCAGACGCTAATAGCTCTTTAGACTTATTCGAGAAATTACAAGAATCAAGAGGAGTTATTACTAACGCTTTTGATTTGGCTTTCGGAATTGGAGGTTCAACAGCAAATACTCCTAGAGTAGTTGTTGATGTACCAAAAGCACACTTAGAGTTACCCGCTCATAGTTTTGAAGATGTAGTATCAGTAGACGTGGCTTTCCACGGCTTAGCTACAGATTTATCATCAGCAACAGCAGCAGATGCAACTAACGAAGTTAAAGTAACATACAAAGTAGCATAATAAAACTCGGGAGGGGTCATTCCCTCCCACTTTTTAGGACAAAAAATGACAGAACAAAAAGAAGTAAAAACACAACCCGTTTCGCTTAAGAGTTTACTAACTCCAAGCAAGACAGTATCAATTGATTATCCAGGTTATGACGGCCTTTCAGTTGAATTAACATATTTAAGTAGAGAAGAATTAATTAAACTTAGAAACAAATGTATGAAACAAAAGTTTAATAAAAAGACAAGAGCTTTTGAAGATTCACTCGATGAAGAACTATTTTTAGTAGAATACGTTAGCTCAATTATAAAAGGATGGACAGGTTTAAAATATAGCTACTTAGAAGAGTTTCTATTGGTAGATGTAAGTGGACAAAGCCCCGAAGAAGAACTTGAATACACAGCAGAAAATGCTGAGTTATTGATGAAAAATTCAGGCGATTTTGACCAATGGGTAACTGATACTGTAGGCGATTTGGAAAATTTTACGCAAAGCAAGTAAGATATATACTTGCACTTATAAAGAAAAGCTATAAAGATACAGGTTTAGATATTGAAAAATATTTAGCTGTCTGTGACCAGTTAGGCGAAGAGCCTGACCCAGATAAAATGCCTGTAAATAGAAGTATCTTTCCCTTGGAAGTTCAGGAAGCATTTCATTTACATGATATGCTCTCCGACCGTTGGGATGGTATGAATGGCTTTTACCTCGGAAAAGACTACTCAGCCTTAGAAACTTATTTAAACGTTTTAGATATAGAAGACCGAAAACAGTCTTTATATTTCTTAAAACACATTGAATATTATAATTCAGAAAAGATTAACGCATCCATAAAAGCGAAAAGAGATGCAGAAGAGCGTAAAGCTAAAATGAAAAGATAATTATGGCAAAAAGAGTAAAAGGCGCAACTATTACCTTTGAAGTTACCGATGACGGTACTCTTAAACAGGTAGGGCAAAGAGCCAAAGGCGCTAAAAAAGGATTAGATGGAGTCAGTAAATCTGCGGGTGATGCTCGTAGAAATATGCAGGCTATGTCTGGTCGTACCGAGTCTAGTACTAAAGGATTTGCTCGTATGCAACAAGGTACGGGTGGTCTTGTTCAAACTTACGCAATTCTCGCTTCAACACTATTTGCCGTAGGTGCAGCTTTCCGTGCACTTGAAAACGCAGCAAATATTCAAAATCAAATCAAAGGCTTCCAACAACTAGCAGCTATTACTGGTACATCTATGCTTAGTACAACAGCAGCTGTAAGAGAAGCTACAGGTGGTCTATTAGAATTTCAGGCTGCCGCTCAACAAGTTGCTATCGCAACTGCAGCAGGATTTTCCAGAGACCAAATCGTTGGATTAGCAGAAGGAGCTAAGTTAGCTTCTGTTGCTCTAGGTCGAGATATGACAGACTCTTACAACAGATTGATTCGTGGTGTGACAAAAGCCGAACCCGAACTACTCGATGAATTAGGTATCATTCTTAGACTAGACATTGCTACTAGAAAATTTGCAGCAACTCAAGGTCTTGTCGCAGAAAAACTTACAATCGCACAAAGAAGAATGGCTGTATACAATGAAGTACAGCAACAGTTAGACGAAAACTTTGGTGCTTTTGGAGATGATGCAGACAATTACTTAAATGCTTTCACTAGATTTGCAACAACTATATCTGATATTGCAAAAGATGTTGGTGGATTTGTTACTAGAGTCCTTGAACCTGTAGTAGCTTTCTTAGATAGAAGTAGTGGAGTTTTAGGAGTTATACTTAGTGTACTTGCATTTAATATGTTAAAACAAGTCGTTCCTGCAGCAAATGACATGACAGGTGCATTTACTAGATTTGGCCAAAGAGCAAAAGATAAATTAACAGAATATGATGTACAAATTGAAAAAACTTCAGCAAAAATAAAGAAAGCAGGAAAGAAGACAATAACAGTAGAAAACTCTGTATCAGCTGCTTTTAAGAAAGATTTGAAAAAAAGAGGAGTTGCTGATAAATTCTTCAATATGAGAAGGTTTCAAGACCAAAAAGCTCACATTACAAAATACATAAAACAGTTACCGAAAAAAACAGCAGCAGAAAAAGCTACTGCTAAAAGAATAGAATTAATGTACAGAGCTGCTTATAAAAAGATTGAAATGGCTCAAAAACAAAATTTAACAAAAGCAGGTTTAAGTTTGAAAAAAGTTGGATTACAAATTGAGAGATTTGTAGCACTACCTGCACAAAAAGCAGCACAAATGGTCGCACTTATAGGAAAGGCAGCAATGGCAGCCGCACCTGCAGTAAGAGTACTAGGCGTAGCAGCAAGTGCCTTAATGGGCTTCTTAATGGCATTTATGACTTTAGACTTTATTTTTGAAATATTTTCAAAAGGGTATCGAGATACAAAAGAAGCTCTAGCAGGATTAAAGGACCAAAATAAAAAGTTACAAGACCAAACAGAAGAGACTGCGAATGTACTTCAAGGCTTATTTAAACAACACGAAAAAGCAATGGAAGACGGAAAAATAGCAGCTTATGAAGCAGCAGCTGCTTTTAAATTTATGGGTAATGCTCTTGCAGGAATAGGCGACCCAAAAGCGATGGAAAAAACTTTTGATGAAATAAATAAACAAGTTCAAAAAGCAAGAAACGGATTATTTAACTTTGGAAGAGCAGAAGCTCAAGGAAAGAATAACGCAAGTCAGTATTTAATAAATCAAGTTCTTACAGGATTAACAGACCCAAATGCACAAGCAAAAATACAAGATAAATTAAAAAGTATGCTAAGTGATGTAGAAACGAAATATGGGTCTGGTGGTAATCAGTTTACAGCAGGTAGCGTCATAACAATCGCAAGTGAACAAGAACGATTTAATGAATCATTTGAACAATCTATAAAATTGATGAAAGAATCAGATACTAGACAACAAGGTATTGCATCTTTAACAAGTCTTTTTGAAAGCTTTAATGACTCATTATTTATAAATTCAGGACTTATAACAGAAACAGCAGGTGGAACTATAATGATGACTGATGCAGGGTTGAAGTTTGTAGACTTCTTAAAGGAATCGACCTCAGAATCTCTTAAAGCAGGACAAGGAATCCTTGGATTAGAAGAGGCTTCAAAAAATTTAAGACAAACTATTGACCAGTTATTACCAAAACCAACAATGTTTAGTAATTTTGTAAGCGGATTTGCACAAATCTCAAAAGAAATAAACGAAAGTAATAACGATTATAGTAACTTTGCTATGACAATGGCAGATGGTACAGAATATAAATTAAGAGCTGGATTAATACAACTACTTGAAACACAACTAGGATTAACAAATGAGGCAGCTAATGCACTAGTCAACCAAAAAGAAATACTTACCGAAGTATTTGAAAAAACAGACGCTTTAATAAAAGGAGAAAAATCCTATCTTTCAATACTTGACTCACAAAAGAAAAGACTAATGTTCTTTGACACTTCTATTAACAGAAGAAGAGCTGGATTGCTTGAAATACAAAAAGTAGATGCACAAAGAATGAGAGCACAAGGTGAGCTTAATGCAACACAAGAAATATACAATAAACTAAATGGTGACCTTACAAAAGAAATGGAAGCAACTTTAGATTCTCAACGCTCACAAGTAGAAGCCTTAGAAGCACAACAAGCTGTATTAGAAGGAAACTTAAATATTGCAAAAGCATTTGCAGCAGAGATATTAAAAGCAGCAGATGCAGCAGGTACAACTGCACTAAAAGATGCCCTCATAGGAGACAAGTCTAATAATGAAATCAGAGAAAAACTAGCAAAAGATTTACAGAGCGCCGGAGCAGGATTTATAGCAGGTAAAGGTATGGAATTAATTGGTGCTGGATTTAGTAAAATAATGCCTCAAAAAGTAAAAGACTTATTTGGTGTTGGTAAAATTTCAAAAGAAGCACAAGAAATCAAAGATGTACACAAGGGACATGTTGATGGACTAGCATCCGTATTAACTCAGCATGTTACAGGCATGGCCCAAGTAATGGGTACAAAAGCACCTGGGCCTATTACAGACCAAAGCGGAAGTACTGGTGGAACAGGAACTAGTGCTACAGATGATGCGAAAAAGAAAACAGATGAAAAAACAGGACAAACAATTGGTGGAGAAATAGAAGACCTTGTAACAAAAACAACAAATAAAGGCGATACAGGATTCTCAGCAATGTTCGGAGATATGGGTGGAATATTTGATGTTTTCTTAGGAGACTTAAAAGGAATATTTAAAGGGGAAAATGGATTATTTGGAGAAGGCGGACTATTTGCAAATTTAAAAGCAGGTCTATTCGGTGGAGATGGTGCAGGAAAAGGTATATTTGGTAACTTTATGCAGAATCTTACAGGAGAAGGCGGCGGATTTATGAAAGCTATCACAGGAGCCATTGGCGGTGGTGGTAGTGGCGGACTTCTTGGAGGTTTAATGGGCGGCGGCGGTGGCGGTCTGCTCGGAGGACTTCTTGGCGGTGGAAAAAGTGGAATTATGGGACTCCTAAAACCGTTACTAGGAATGATACCAGGTATTGGCCCATTATTATCTATATTACCATTCGCAAAAGGCGGTGTTATCGGAAATAAATTAGTAGGATTAGCACAAGGTGGAGTAATGCCAAGATATGCAAAAGGTGGAGTTGCAACACAACCTACTTATTTAGTTGGAGAAGGAAAACAAAACGAAGCAGTAGTACCATTACCAGACAATAGAAGTATACCAGTAGATTTTGGTGGAAAAGGAATGGGCAATAATAATAACGTATCTATTAGTGTTAACATGGCGGAGGGTACTTCAGATACTAAGTCAGACGCAGAAGATGGAAAACAACTAGGAGCGGCTATTAACGCAGCAGTACTAAACGAAATAGAAAGGCAACAACGCCCAGGCGGAATGTTGGCAACAGGATAAAATATGGCAATAGGATTTGATGTAGGCGGCACACTCGGAGTAGTGGCACCAGATAAAGGATTTAGCAGAAATAATGAACCAAGAGTTTACCTTGCAGAGTTTGGTGATGGCTATGAACAAAGACTTGTAAAAGGTATTAATAATATTAAGCAATCGTTTAATGTAAGTTTTGCAAGTAGACCAAAGGATGAAATAGATGACATAGTAGCTTTCTTTGAAAGTAAAAAAGGAGCAACTGCATTTAACTTTGTATTCTCAGATACAAATGCGGGGAGTAATGAAGAAACAGTAAAAGTAGTTTGTGAAAAGTGGGACCAAACTTGGTCATACGATGATTTTTACAACTTATCAGCAACATTTAGAAGAATATACGAGGCATAATGACAGATAAACTATTGGTAAAAGATTTACAAAAACTTGACCCAGGCTCAGAACTGGTACATCTTTATGAATTAGAGTATGAGAAAGGAGAATTTATATACTTTCATAGTGGATTAGACGATGATTTAAGTACTCTACAAATGAGAGATTATGATACTCCAGCTACAATTAGAACTTATGTTGCACTTCCTATGGAATCAGATGGATTTGAAACAAAAAATGACGGTGCTATAGCAAGACCCAATGTGCTTATTGCAAATGTAAATACAGTATTCAGTAATGCAGTTGGAACACTTGATTATAATGATTTTCTTGGACTAAAATTCATTCGTAGAACAACTCTGAAAAAGTACTTATATGGAGAAAGTGGAGACTCAAATCCACCTACAGAATTCCCTAGACAAGTTTGGAATATGGATAGAATTAAAGCAAGAAGTAAAACATCTGTTTCCATAGAACTTGTTGCTCCATTTGATATGCAAACAGTACAAATTCCAGCAAGAAAAATATATTCAGATAGATGTTCATTTAAATATCAAGGTGCAAGTCCAGGATTAGATAGATGGAAGAAAGACCAAAGCGGATGTAAGTGGCATTTAGAAGGTCATATTTACGGTGTAAATGGAATCAAATATACTGTTTTTGCAAATTTAGATGATGAATATGTTGTTCCAAGTTCTGTAAGTTTTGCTTCTTATAGTAGTGGAACAGTAAATCAAAATGAATATTATAAAACCACAAAAACTAGTACGAGATTTAATGCTAATGGTAGCACGAGTTCTGTAACTATAAATAATTATTGGCAAGCTACAAACACAAGCAATAACCCGGGTACTCCTACAGATAGTAATACTAACTTTAAAAGAGTAAGAATATACTCTACATACAATCACGGTACAGAATACTTTACTTACGTTGATGATAGAGATAATGACTATGTAGTATTTACAGACAATGTTTCTAGTTCAGAAACATATAATAAAGCATTATTATGGAAAACTACAAGACCTAGTGAGAGCCAGGCACCAAAGTACTCAAAATACTGGCAAAAAGGGGATTTATGTAGTAAAACTACTACAGGATGTAAGTTAAGATTCGGATTTATACCACAAAATGCAGCTAGTACTACAACAACAGGTAAGACAACAACAAATTCAAATGTTGTATTACCTTTTGGAGGTTTTCCAGCAGCAAGGTCGTTTAGATGATGGATGCTATATTTCAGCATGCTGCTGAATGTGCGCCGCGTGAGTGTTGTGGACTTGTTATACAAGATGGGAGCGACAAACGATATATTCCCATGAAAAATATTTCCGAAAATAAAAATGAATTTGAAATGGACGCATTAACTTTCGCAACATATCAGGCGATTTCAAAAATTTTATATGTAGTCCATAGTCACTATGACGAAGATTGTCGTCCAAGTGACCATGATATTAATAACTGTAACGCCGTTGGCATACCATACTTTATCGTATCGTATCCCGACAAAGATTATACAATTTTAGAGCCAAAATGACAAGAACAATAATATTAAAAGGACAAATGGGTAAACTATTTGGAGAAAAACATAGACTGAATGTGCAAACAATTCAAGAGGCTATGCACGCAATAGACACGATGAAAGGTGGACTTCGCAGATATATCATGGAGTCTATGGATTTAGGTATACATTTTACTGTACAAAAAGGAACCGAAGTAAAAGCTATGGCAAAAGAAAATTTAGATGATTTTATTGGACAAGAAGAAATAGGACATTTTTTAGATGACGAGGATATAATTATTACTCCAGTACCTGCAGGAGCTTTTATTGGTAAAGCTTTTAAAGCTTTATTTAAAATAGTAGTAGGTGCATTACTTATTTATGCAGCTATCGTAACAGGGGGAGCAATGATGTACGTACTAGGAGCTGTGGGAGCAATGTTGGCACTACAAGGTATTATTGAACTGATAATGCCAGATGCAGATGGAAGTGACCAACCCGAAAAATCATCTTTATTTAACGGTCCAGTAAACACAACAAAAACAGGAGTGCCAGTACCTATGGCATATGGACGAGTAGAAGCAGGTGGAGTTGTAACAAACTTCGGATTTACAAAAACAAGAGTACAAAGCGCAAGTGGTTATAGTAAGACCGGCTTTGAATATAACTGGAACGTATAATGGGTTGGTTATCAGATATGAGTGCTGCAGTGCAGAAAGCAGTAGAAAACGAAAGACAAAACGAAGAAAGAAGTTCGACTTCTTCTGTAACTACCAGTACGTCTGGAGACAGTAGAGCTTTAACTTATCATCAAACTGCTGTAATTTATGACGCATTATCCGAAGGCCCTATTGAAGGATTAGTAGACCAAGGTGCAAGTATTAAACTTGGAGGTAACAAAGCCTATAATTACGGAGATAAAGACATAGTAGCAATTTTAGATTCTACAGATGTGAGTTATGTTGCCTCTACTGGAGTTATTACAGACCATAATAATCCTTCATTTATAGACTCAGCAAATACTGCGCAAGGCAGTAGGGATATACTTGTATTTGGCGGAGCTAAAAGAGGAACAATTAATACAGCAGTAGGGAATACTATTGTTTCAGGAGCTTCAGGACTTACTTTCGCCTCTACAGATGTAGTTCTAGACGGTACAAAACGATTAAATCCACAAATTAGAATCACAGGTGCAGGGCCAGACGGTCAAGATTTTTCCGCTAGAATTACAGAATTTATTAATACTTCTGCGGTTCGAGTTAACTTAGCACCTTCAACAGACACAACTAATGCAGTGTGTAAATTAGACTATGTTGGAACAGTAACAAGCTATAATTCTGCACAAAATAAAGTAACTATAACAGCAGGTGGAATAGATACAAGTAATACACAAGCAACTCTCAGTACACCTGTAAGAACAGTTAACCAAGCACCTCTAGCTAAATATGATAACTTTTTATGGGCATTTAGAGCAGGAGAAAGAGAGCAAAGTTATTTACCAACACCGCATGGAATAGGTAGTGCTTCTGTGCCTTTTCAAGTTTCTAATGGAACCTTAGAAACTGTACCAAATACAGGATATCCTACATGGACAGAACTTGAGAGAAACTTAGGAAAAACAGACAAGCCTGCTTATGATGGTAGTGCAAGAAATTATGCAGCTTCAGGCTCAGGAGGTATGGGAGTTTCAGACCCAAGTGAAGTAGATTTACTTAGACTTACGTTTAATTTTCCACAAGGTTTAAATGCTTACAAAGGTGAAAGTAATAAAAAAGTATCTGCAGGAGCGTTATTTAGAGTTACCTTAATATATGAAAGAAATGGAACAGAACACTCAGTAATTTTAAATGGTCAAAGTTCTTATTCAGGAGTAGATAGAAAGTATGGTATTAATCCTGGAGGAAGCGGACATAACGGGGGATACTCAGGAGCTATAGTTGCCTCAACAAAAAGAAACTTTAACTACATTATGGAGTTTGATATAAGTAAGTATCAACCTTATGATGCATATACTGTAAAAGTAGAAAGAATTAGTGAAGTAAATGGTGTGGCTGGAGGATGGCAATATACATCAACAGCTACACTAAAAACTATTGAAAATGTTATATTAGATAAATTAAGTTTTCCATATACAGCATATGCAGGTGTTATAGTTGATGCAAAAGACTTTCAATCTATACCAAAAAGAAGTTACGAAATACGCGGACTAAAAGTAAAAGTTCCTACTAATTACTTTCCTAAAGACGAAAAAACGTCTGCAGGAATAAGAAGAACTTCAGCAGCTTACACAAGAAATGTAACAACAGGAGCAGATACTTCAGCATATACAGATTGGGATGGTAATTTTAGAGGAGATAAGAAAACATTTAGTCCCTCTCATATAAATTATGATACTGTATATACAAGTAATCCAGTTTGGGTATTTTTAGATATCATGACTAATCCACGTTATGGATTAGGACAACATGTTGACCCTAATTTTGACTTTTCAGGAATTGATAAGTATACTTTATTTGCCTTAGCAAAATATTGTGATGAACTAGTGCCAGATGGAAAAGGAGGTACAGAACCTCGTTTTGAATGTAATATATACATATCAAAAGGTACAAATGCACTGAAGATACTAAAAGATTTCTGTACCACAATGAGAAGTATGTTAATATGGTGGAATGGACAAGTAAGTCTAGGCGCCAATATACAAAAAGGTGCAGTATATACTTTTACAAAATCAAATGTAATTAATGGAGAATTCTCATATGCAGGAACAGCAAATAGATTCAGAAATAATCAAATAGTAGTAACTTATAATAACCCAGAAAAAGGGTATAAGCAAGATGTAGTGCTTGTAGAAGATAATAACGACATTGCTAAAACAGGAAAAATTAAAACAAAAAATGTTACAGCTTTTGGTTGTACTTCAAAAGGCCAAGCTATAAGATATGGAAAATGGCACTTAGCAAGTGAACTAACAGAAAAAGAAGTATGTAACTTTACAACAGGAATAAATGGCGGTATGCTTAGACCTGGAGATGTTATTAATGTACAAGACCCAGATATAACAGACGTAGTTGCTAGTGGTAGAGTTACAACAACATCTTCTTCTACAACAACAGTAATTAAAACTGACCGAGACATAAGCGGATTTTTAAATGAAAACGATAACTTTGATTTACATTTAATATATCCAAAAGGTGGCGCATACTTATCACAACAAAGTGCAACTATAAATTCTACAAATTATAGACAAGGAGATTTAGTACTATTAGATGAAGCAGGTGCAGCTATTGACACAAATGCAAAATCAATAAACTGTAAAGATGATGCAGGTGCTCAAGTACAATTATTATGGTCAGAAGAAGCTAGAGTTGAGACTAAAGCGGTATCTTCTTTTAACGCTTCTTCAATAACAGTAAGTTCAGCATTTTCAGAGGCTCCTGAAGGAGAAGTCATCTACACAGTATCAGGACAAAAAGAAGACGGTACAGATGTAACAGGAAGCTTAAAAACGTACATGGTGTCTTCAATAAAAGAAGATTTCAAAGAGATGCACTATAATATTAGTGCTGTAGAATATAACGCTACAAAATTTGACGAAGTTGATAGAGGATATATTATTCCAGATATTCCTGATGTAATGAGACCTCCAAAAGATTCAGATTTAGTTCCTGCTCCTCAAGAAGTTTACTTAGAACTAATTAATAGCAAAGAAGATGATATAGAAAGTGCTGGTGGTAATGATATATTAGTAGAGTGGCAACATCCAACAAATGGACTAACAGATGCAAATGGAGACGCAGTAGATGATGTTTATGAACACATTGCAGCGTATGAAATAGCACATAATGCAAAAATAAGTGATGTACCAGACAAGTTTATAAGAGAAGTTATATCAGGAAATAATACAACAAGTTTTAGAATAGAAAGTGTAGGTCAAACAGGAGAAGTTATAGTTAGAGTTAGAACTATAAATAATATAGGAGTTACTTCTTCTTGGACACAAAGAATATTAGAAATTAATGAAGATAAATTAAAACCTCAATCAGTACCTGCCGTTGGTTTTGGATTAAATGGTGGTATAATGCGTGGAGGTATTTTAACTTGTCCTATTAATATAAATAGTGCAAATGGTACTGTAACTTTTGCTTCAGATACTTATACATTTACTTCACCTAATCAATCTGCAGATGCTATAGATATTGTTTCAGGTAATACTGCTATGACTACCCAGGCAGACTTTAATAATCTAGCAAATGGAGAAACGGGATATTTATATTTAGACTATGATGGAAGTTTGTCTAGAGGTGCAACACGAACAGATTTATTACAACCTGTTGTTGATGTAGTAGAAACAACAACAACTAATGCAGACGGAGTACAAAACTTTTTCCAATACGGAAAGAGATTAGGAGAATCAAATGAAGACTTTGTACAAGCTTCAGGCACCGTATCTGTTGCTGCCAACTCAGTAGAGGTAACAGGCAGTAGTACTACTTTTGATGTTTCATCTACAGGCTTTGAGCCTGGAGATGTTATAATTATAGGAGATGCAGGTACAACTAGATTTATTACTACAGTAGGTTATATTGAAAGTAACACTTCATTAAGCTTGACAAATTCTCCAACAAGAGCCTATAGTGGTGCAAATGTATTTAGACAAGGTTTAAGAACCTCAAATGCAAATGATTCTATACTTGCATCTGTAACAAATACGGGCGGAGTATTTTCACTAATTAATTTTTCTAGTGGTAATAGAGGTGCCGATGCTTTTACAGTTAATGGAACAAATGAAAATCATAACTTCCCTTCAAATGCAGCAGGACTTGTTTCAGATTTTTCAAGTTTTACAAACTCTTACACAGTTAATAAAGGTACAATAAATTATAGTTTTGCAAGTTCAGGTTCAACACCAAGTACTTTTGGTTTAACATTATCAAATTCAGGATGTGTTGCAATAGTAAACTCTAGTTCAGGAGCAATAACAGTTACAGCAATGTCTGCAGATACAGCTTCTATAACAGTTACAATTACAGATAGAGAAACAAATGAAACAATTGGGACAAGAGTTATTTCACTCGGTAAAAGTATACCAGGAGCTGCAGGAGCGGGTACAGACTCAAGAACAGTTAATTTAACAGCAAGTGATTATTCAATTGTATACGGACCTGATGGTACAAATCCAAGCCCTAGTAGTACAATTGTATTAACAGCGACTGCTCAAAATTTCACTAGTCCATATTTTAGATTTACAGGAGATGGTATAAGTGATGAAGGAACGTTTACAGCAAACGGCTCAAATACAACCACAGATACAATTAATTTTAGTGTTCCTTCAAGTATAAATACTACTCCACAAACAATTAAGGTTGGTGTATCAGAAGCAAACCAAACAGAACTTGCATTTGATACAATCACACTTACCTCACTACAACAAGGAAGCCAAGGTACAGATGGTGCCCCAGCATATACAGCTATACTAACTAATGAAGCACATACCTTCCCTGCATCAAATACTGGTGTAGTAAGTAGTTTTGCAAATTCAGGTACAAAAATAGAAGTGTATAAAGGAGCAACACAACTTACTCCAGTAGCAAATAATACTACACCTTCTACGAATCAGTACGCAGTTACAACAAGCGCAACAAATATTACACCAGGAACATTTCAGTTATTCGATTCAGGAAATAAAAATATTACAGTTGGAAATCACAGTGGTGTTGCAAATGGTATAGACCTTTCAGAAATAGAGTATAGTATTGATATAGAAGATACAGTAACTCTTACAAAAGCACAGACATTTACAAAATCAAAAGAAGGAGACGATGGACAAGACGGTAGTGATGGTAAAAAAGTACAGGAACTAATTATATATTATCCAGTAACTTTTAATGGAAGTTTTATCTCTCCTCCAGGTGTTCCAACTACAGGAACATATAATTTTGGTACTGGAACACTCGCAAGTATACCAGCAGGATGGCAACAAGCCATACCAACAAGTACAAATCCAGGATTCTTTTACTTTACTTCAGAAGCTCTTGCAACAGAAAGTTCAACAACTAATGTATCGGGAAGCCTAACTTGGTCTACACCAGGAAATAGCAATAACCCAGCAAATCAAATAGAGTTTATATTTCAAAGAAGTGCGACTCAACCAACTACGCCTTCTATAACAAACTACCCTACTCTACCTAGTAATTGGTATGATGACATAGGAGATGTACCTTCAGGAAGTGACCCAGTTTGGGTTTCTAAAGGAACGACAGTTTTTGATTTTAGCTCTAGTTTTAGATATAGAACTACATGGCAAGCTGCAACAAGAATAGAAGGGTCAGATGGCACAGACGGTAATAATACAGCAACTCTAACACTTTATAAAAGAAGTACTAGTGGAAGTTCTGCACCAGCAGTACCGAATGGAAATGTAACATATACATTCTCTAGTTCTTCAGTAACAAACACAGCAGACTTAGATGGATGGTCATTAAATGAAGTACCAACAGGTACAGCTCAATATTTATGGAGTTGTTCTGCAACTGCAACCTCAAACACAGCAACAGATGTTGTTGCAACAGGAGAATGGTCAACACCAGCAGTACAGTCAGAAGCACAACAACCAAGAGTAGAGCGTGTAACTGTATATTATGATGCTTGGGCATATGGTACTTTACCAAGCGTTCCAACTGCAACAGGATTTAACTTTACTTCAAAAACTTTATCAGGACTTACGTCTGGATGGTCACAAACTTTAGGAGTGGTTCCTTTTGCTTTTGCAACCTTTGTAATAAAAGAAGCTACTTTTGATAGTACAACAGGTTTAACAATTACTTCAGGCCCTGTTAGACCAGCAGGTGGTAAGTGGGAACTCTTTGACCCAGATAGTATAGATTTTACTATAGATGATAGTAATAATAAAATTAAATTTAGACCCGATAATTCTATATCTTACAAAGAAGCTGTTATTACTGATAAATACAGAAATGATGAAATCGGTATAAGTAAAGTAAACGGACAAATTAGACTTACAAATACAGGAGCAACTACTGATGTTGGTATAGCAAAAGGAGATGTTGGACTTGGTGCTGTAGATAATGTACAACAATTTTCTGAAAGTAATATACCTGAAAAAATAAACAATGAACAATTAAATCTTTTCCAAGATGGAACTTCTTTAAAAATAAAATTTGGAAGTACAACAATTTCAAATGGTAGTACTGGAGGTTTAACCCAAAATTTAGTAGGATTAAGTGGAGTATCAAACAATGCAAATGAAACAGCATTAACAGGTAATAATTTATTTATTGACGGTACTAACAATGGTGCTATAAAAAATAGTGGAATTAGTATGAACGCTAATGGCTCATTATCAGGAGCAGGCTCAGGTGCAGTAGCAGCTAATGCTATAGGAGCTGTACAAACTTCTTTAGCTAATGCACCAGAAGGGATAAAAAATGCTTCACTAAATCTTTTCCAAGATGGAACACAACTGAAAATAAAATTTGGAAGTACAACAATCACAAATGGTAGCACGGGTGCTCTTGACCAAGGCCTTGTAGGATTAAGTGGTGTAGCAAATAATGCTGACAGAACAGCTGATAATACTGCTGCAGGATTTGCTAACCAAGGAAACTTAGCTACTCGTGATGATGTAAGAGCAGGAACACATATTAAAGATTCAGGCGGTACTGTACTAGGAAATGATGATATTAAAAACTCATCACTTGATGTAGATATTTCTGGAACAAGTATGAGGTTAAAAATAGGTTCAACTGTAACTTCAACAGTAGCAGCAACTCAAGGATTTGTAGGATTAAGTGGAGTATCAAACAACGCAAACAAAACTTCATTCTCAGGAAATGCGTTACTTATAGACAATGTATCACAAGGAAATGTTAAAAACTCAGGCATAACACTTGCAGCAAATGGAGTTCTATCAGGAGCCGGTTCTTCAAGTCAGGTAAATATAGGAAGTATTGCTTCAACACCATTTAATACATCAGGAGATGTAGATACAGGAGAAACAATAGCAGTAGGAAGTAAAATAACAATCGATAGAGATAACGAAAGGATACTAATAGAAGACTAATGACAAAGAGAGTAGCCCTAGGTAAACTAGCAACAGTACATACAGTAAGTCAGCGTGCTTCTACAAGTGCGACAGGATATTATAACGTTACAAATGCAGAAGCAATAAGAGTGGGAGCTTACATTAGTATAGATGGAACTAATAACATTGCGGGTACAAATGCAAGAGTAACTCATAAAAATCAATCTGGAAATGGAGGCACTTGGGATATAGTTTTAAGTCATAATATAAGTACTCAGTATTTACCTGTAAACGGCACTTTTTATGCAGATTATAATGAATACGGACTAAAAGTTGCAAAACAAAATGCAAACGTAGACCAAGTAGGACAGAAAGATTTACTTTTTGACAGTAGAAGCGATAGAAGAGGCGTTATTTATGCACAAGGATTTCAGTCTAGTGCAAGTGCAGAAGTAAATTTCAAAAGAGGAGATGATTTTTTAAACTACATTCCTTTAATTACTCATGACGAAAAGAAACAAGGTTTTAGAACAGTACATCAGCAAATAGGCTCTCTAAGCACATTTGCAAATAATAGTATAGCAGAACAGATAGCTACAAGAGAAGATTCAATTCAACCTATTCGAGCAGCTTCTTTCTATACAGGACAAGGCCCTTGGATAGAAGTCGGAACTTCAAATGTAGCAAGACAATCATTAAATTTATGTGAAGATTTATCTTTTAAAGTTTTAAGATTACCTTGCGCTTATGGCTATATGAATCAGCTTTATTATGCAGACGGGGCTAATTATCAACATGCATATACTCCTACAAAAGGAAAGAAAAGAGTAATATCAGGAAAGTTTACAAATAGCACAGCAGGTTTTTCTAATGCTGGAGGGCTTTATGTATCAAGACCTGGGTATGATGTTGATTCTTGTGAGATAGATGATTTAATACTAGGTACAGATAATGGAGTGGCAGGAATAGCGTATAGAGGAGATGACCAAAAATTAGCTACTAACTATGCTGATGTAATAGGAACAAGTGCTGCAATTCCTTCAATAACTAGTACACTTACTACTACAGGTTCTAATCAAACTCAAACATTATCTTTTTACAATCCATATGCAATAGCACCAACTCCATTAGTTTCGTCACCTACTTCTTCAGTAACTTATACTTCTTCATCAGATAATTTATTTACAAGCTACAGTTTTACACTAGAATCAGCGGCAACGGTAAAATTCAGTTTAGAACCAAGAGTACATTCATTGGCAATTTTTTAATCATGGCAAATAGAGCAGTAATAGGAAAAAGAACAACACCAACTACAATTAGTGATGGAACAACTACTGTAAATGTATTGCAAGTAGAATATGATTATATACATTCAGGCGGTTACTACAGAATAAAAGCAGTACTAAGATTAGCAAATGCAGTAAGTTTTAATTCTTCTGCAAATTTAACACTAACAATGCCAGATGGCACTACATATGTAGAAGATGATTGGACATATCAAGGTACAGGTTCTTATCAAACTTACTTTGGTTCACAGGCTTCGCCACCAGGAGGAGTATCCGCACCTTTAGTAAGATTAAATGACTATGGAGAGACAGCATACTCTAATACTCCAATTGTTATTGGAGCAGAGGGAGGACGAGGAGCTTTTGTATCTGGGATAGATACTTCTAGTGGAAGTGGTACATCAGCAAGTCCGTACGCGGGAGCAAATGTAATCGGAGTAGATGAAGGAACATTAGAAAGCACTACGTTTGATTCAGGGGGTCATATTGGCGGAGGACTCTCAGTATATGAAGTACATCAAGGAATACTGCAAACAAGTAATAATAGTTATTGGAATGGAAACAGAGGACATGCTGGAGTAAATATAACTCATAACTGGGGGAAGAATCATGATGTTTTAACGTCTACAACAGTTCCTGCATATGCTTTAAGATTTTCTAGAGGAAGTTATGGTAATCAATATCAAGAACCTGCTCATAGAAGTATGGCAATGCGTCCAAGAGTAAAACAAGAATATGCGGGAAGAGACTATGTACTAGAAGTGACTACTTCACATAGCTTTGGACAATATGCACAATTTACAGACCCTGGAATATATGGAGGAAGCTCAGAAAACTACTATAATGTAGAAAAAGACAACTGGATTCAAGTAGATATAAAATTAGGTTTTGATTTACAAAATCAAAATGCAAATAGCACAGGGGCTGTAGGAGTTCAAGATAATGGCTACTATGTCAGGGTAGACACACCACAAACTATTCCTGCAAGTTATAATGCCTCAACTACAGTGAACAACCTTGAGTTTAGTCGACAAGGGTCAACTCAAGGAGACATTGTATCTTTTAGAGCAAAGATGGGATTAAACTTTACGCCTGGTGCTGGTTCAGGTGGGAGAAGCGATTTTAAATTCATAGTTACTTTTAGAAATACATCAGGTACAACTTATGGAGTTGATGTAGTGGGAGGCGTTTGGTATGGTTCATTTATTCCCTCATTACTAACAGGACAAAATTCTAAAACCACACCAGATGCAATTGTTGCTTATACTCCTTGGAAAGAGGAAAGCAGAATGATAAATGCTTATGCAAGTAATAGTATAACTCTAAAACATTATCAACTAGCTGCAAATACCGCAGCAAGTAATAATAATGTAATTTCAATAGAAGCTATTAATAAAACATATAGCAAACAATATAATTATTATGGGGGATTTACAGAAACAACAATAGGGTATGATGAGGATATTTATTATGCCTTAATTATATTTCACGAAGAAAACTTTAAAAATGGAGAAAGTTTATGAAAACATGGAACGTATTTTACGACTCAAACAAATTTATTCACTGGACAGTAGATAATGGAATTACTCCTGGTATAATCCAGGAACAAGCAGAGTTAGGACTTAGTCATATAACTGTGCAACAAGACGATGTACTAGATGCAAATAGATACTATGTAAATGAGGATGAAGATGGAGTTATTTTAAAATCAACTTTTACTCCTACAATTAGTACATACTCTCCTGCACTAGAAACTCCATTGTCTATTACAGGAATACCAACAGGAACTCAAGTATGGATAGATAATGTTTTAAAAACAACAATGTCTGACACAACATTAAATTTAACATTCAACGACCCAGGACAATTTGAGATAATATTTAAAAAAGTAGGCTACTTTGATTATGGATTCGAAGTAGTAACAGCGAGGGCATCATGACAGATATAACAATTACAACAACAGATACTGCAAATGAAAAAAGACAAAAGTATTATACTGACGCAATAGAACAACTAGATAAACTATACCACGATATTGATTCTGGCAAGTTTGGTGACTCAGCAAAAACTGGACAATTTTATTTAGCTAGGAAAGCCGTAAAGGACAAATTCCCAAACTCCTAGGTCAAGCACATACCCCTCAAAAATAGTTCTTGACATAACCTGCATTTTTTGATATAATTTAGCATATAGGAGTACAATATGGCAGCAGGAAAATATGATATAGTTATCGACCAGGGAGCAGATTTTGCCCTGGAGCTCGAACTTGCCCAAGATGGTGAAGTCATCGCCTTAGGTAATCATACTGCAACTGCTCAACTAAGACCTACTCCTACCTCAACAACTCTCACAGCAACATTTACGTGTACAATTACAAGTGCCTCACAAGGCAAACTAAAAATGGTTTTACCATATACAGTTACACGTGATATACCTGCTGGAAAGTACTATTATGATTTAGAATTATTCAACTCAACAGCTTCAAGCATGACTAGATTAATCGAGGGTGTAGCAAGAGTTACACCAAATGTAACAAGATAATGGCAACAACGATAACTATTACTCCTAATAATACAAGTATTAATGCCACTGCTCAAAGTACAACTCTAACAATATCTAATGCAGTAGCTGGTTCAGCTGAAGATGCCGCAGGAATTACTTTTGCAAATCCTGTAGGCACTCTAGCAAGTGAAACAACCGTAGAAGGTGCACTTAACTTTTTAGCGAATCAATTCTTTGTCTCAACAACAGCTCCTACCTCAAGTACAACGGACTTGGCAGAAGGAGATTTATATTATGATACTGATGATAATCAGTTAAAGATTTACCGTGAAACATCAACTGGAAACTTTGAATTTGTCCCTATAATGATAGGTAATAGTTCAGCGGACTCAGACACGGTAGACGCAGGGAGCTTTTAATAGCTCGATAGGAAATAATCATGGCACAAACCATTAAAATCAAAAGAAGTAGCTCCTCCGCTGCTCCTTCCTCTCTAGGTGCTGGTGAATTAGCATATTCGTCTAATTCTAAGAAGCTCTTTGTAGGACACCCAAGTTCAGCAGCAGTAACAACAATCGGAGGAGATTTATATGTTGCAATGCTTGACCACTCAGCAGGTACTCTTACAGCAAGTTCAGCTATATTAGTAGGTTCAGACAGTAAAATTGACCAGTTAAAAACTGGGTCTACAGTAATTACTGGAGCTAATAATACTATAGCAACTGCAGCTTCGGCATTAACTTTAAAAACAACAACAAGCGGAAATATAGCAATTACATCGGCTGGAGCATTAGGTTTAAATGCGGCAGGTACAGTAACAGTTACTCATGGAGGCACTTTATCTTTAGCCTCACAGTCTAACTCTATTACTATCTTAGACGACAATGCAGCAGCATTAGACATAAATGAAGGCGGTACTTCTTATATTAAATTAATCACTACAAATGGTAGTGAAGAAATAGAACTAGGCAAAAATGTAGACCTAAATGGTACTTTAGATGTATCTAGTTCTGCAACAGTTAATTCTTTAAGTTCTAATGGAGCTATAACAGCTGCAGGTAATTTAGTAATTAATACAGACAAATTCACAGTAGCAAGTGGTACAGGTAATACATTAGTAGCAGGTACTTTAGATGTAACTGGAAACTCCACATTAACAGGTAACTTAGAAGTTGATGGTTCAACTCAATTAGATGGAAATGTTACTTTAGGTAATGCTGGTGGAGACACAATAACAGTTACTGGTACATCAACCTTTACACAGTCAGCAGATTTTGACGGTGGAATAACGGTTGCAGGTTCACAAACAGTTGATATGGGTGGAAATAGAGTTACTAATATTGGTACTCCCTCACAAGCAACTGATGCAGTAACAAAAGCATATGTAGATGGTGTAAAACAAGCACTAGATATAAAAGATTCAGTAAGAGTTGGTTCACAAAGTAATTTAAATACAACTTATAATAACGGTACTAGTGGTGTAGGTGCTACACTTACAGCGAGTGGTAACGGTGCAATTTCTGTAGATAGTACTAATTTAACTTCTGGAGATAGAGTACTTGTAAAAGCACAAACAGACCCAAAACAAAATGGTATATACTCTGTAACAACAGTAGGTGACGTTTCAAATCCATTCGTTCTTACAAGAACAACTGATGCAGATAGTGCAGCAGAAGTCACAGGCGGTATGTTTACATTCGTTGAAGAAGGAAGTGATGCAGACGCAGGTTTTGTACTTTCAAATATCACTGGCTCAGCATCTATCGGTACTGATAATATAACAATGACTCAGTTCTCAGGAGCTGGTAGTGTTACTGCAGGAAATGGTTTATCAAAATCAGGAAACACACTTGCTGTCAATGTAGATGACGTAACAATAGAACTTAATTCAGATACAGCAAGACTAAAAGGAGTAAGCGCATTACCAGAAGGTGTACTATTATATGGTGCAAATGGTGGTAGCTCTTTTGCTTCTTTATCAATCGGAACATATGATTCAACAAATTCAGTAGGACAAATTCTACAAGTTGGAGCAAACGGAACAATAGCATGGAGTAATAACATAGATGGAGGCACATTCTAAGAATGGCTCAAGTTATTAAACCAAAAAGGTCGGAGACAACAAACTCAGTGCCACAGACAAGTGATTTACAAACTCATGAAATTGCTATGAATGTGGCTGACCAAAGGATTTATACAAAGAAAGCTGACGGCACAGTAGTTATACTAGCTAGTCATGTCGATGGAGCGTTAACAACAGACGACCTCGTAGCTTTCTCTATAGCATTAGGATAATATTATGGCATCAGCATTTAAGACAGCAACAGGAAACGACGTAGGAACAAGTTTATCAACAGTATATACATGCCCTAGCTCAACAACAACAACCATTATAGGTTTATACTTATGTAATGTTGGTGGTGCAGATATAAATGCTACTGCTCAATTTTATGATGCAAGTACAAGTAATCACATTAGTATAGTTCATGGAATAGAAATACCAGCAGGCTCAACACTCGCACCAATCGGTGGAGATGCAAAAGTAGTATTAGAAGCTGGTGATGCAATTAAAGTACAGTCAAACACGGCAAGCTCGATAGACGTAGTTCTATCTTATTTGGAGCAAACATAAAATGCCACTAATCGGTAAATTTTTAGTACAACAAGACTCAATAGGAAATAATAGTGTAGTAGCATCAAAGATAGCTGCAAATGCTATTAGTGCCTCTGAAATAGCAGTAAACGCTGTAGGTACTGCCGAAGTAGCAACAAATGCTATTGGAGCAGCTCAACTACAAGCAACAGCCGTTACAGGCGTAGGGGATAATTCAGTAACAAACGCAGGTATCGCTGCAAACTCAGTAGATTCAAGTGAGTTAGTAAGTGGTTCTATTGACACTATTCATCTTGGAACAGGACAAGTTACAACAGCCAAAATAGCTGCTAACGCTGTCACTTCCAACGAGATAGCTGCAAACTCAGTAGACACTTCAGAGATAGCAACAAATGCAATCGAGACATTACAGATAGCTGATAATGCTATAACTACGGTTAAGATTGCTGAGAATCAAATAACAACAGCGAGGATTGCCCAAAATGCAGTTACTGCTCATCATATTGCTGATGGGAGTATTACTTCAACACAACTTGGTGCAAACTCAGTAGACTCTAGTGAACTAGTAACAGGTAGTATTGATGGTTACCATTTAGGAGACTTACAAGTTACAACATCTAAAATAGCAACAAATAATATTACTTCAGCAAAAATAGCTGGTGATAATGTTACTTCAAGTGAAATACACAAGAACGCAAAATCAATTCAAGAATTTGGAACTTATGAATATGATGTAACGGTTGTTACAAAAACTTCCGCACACGGAGACTATGGAAATGGTAGCACTCTAGGATATAAGTTCGAAGGCAAAGAGTCTCCAGTATTAGTATTACAACCTGGGAATAGCTATAAATTTAAGCAAGATGATTCGTCAAATGCCAATCATCCTTTCAGATTTTATTTAGAAGCCAATAAAACAACGGCTTATACCACAGGAGTTACAACTAGCGGAACAGCAGGAAGTTCAGGTGCATACACAGAAATTGCTGTTACAAGTACTACTCCTCAAATATTGTATTACCAATGTTCAGCACATGGTAATATGGGTTGGAAAGCAGTAGTAAATAGTTCCAATGTAGGAATTAATAGTGTAAGTTCTGCACAAATAGCTGCAAACTCAATTGATAGTTCTGAACTTGTATCAGGTAGTATTGATACTATACATATTGGAGCTTCACAAGTAACAGAAGCAAAAATAGGTACAGGAGCAGTAACTGGTGGAAAAATAGGAGCAGATGCAGTAAATGGCTCAAAAATCGCAGATGACTCAATAGATTCAGAACATTTAGTAGACGGCAGTATAGATACCGCACATATAGGCGACTTACAAGTAACAGGCGCTAAAATTGCCGCCAACACAATAGCTTTAGCCAATATTGCAGATAACGCAGTAGATGGGACTAAGATAGCACAAAATTCAATCGTTGCAAGACACATACCTACAGCAACAATAACAGCAGACCACTTAGGAGCTAATTCAGTAGATTCAGCAGAATTAGTAACAGGTAGTATAGATACTATACACTTAGGAAACAACTCAATTACTGCTGCAAAGATAGGTACAGGTGTTATAGATGTAACACACATAGCTGAAAACTCAATAGATAGTTCAGAAATAGCATCAGGTAGTATTGACACAATACATATCGCAGCTAACCAAGTTACTTCAGCAAAAATTGCAACAGACCAAATACTAGCAAGACACATCAATGGTGGTGCTGTAGGTTCAAGCGAACTAGCATCTAATTCAGTAGACAGCGCAGAATTAATCTCTGGCTCTATTGATGCAATACATATAGCAGGTAATGCTGTAACAGGAGCAAAGATAGCCGCAAATGCTGTTACTAACAGTGAAATATCAGCAAATGCAGTATCAGCTTCTGAACTTAAATCAGATGCATTAGGTGGTCAAACATTCACAGGAAACGTTACACTTTCAGGAAACTTAACAGTAAACGGTACAACAACGACTGTAAGCTCTACTACAACTACAATCGCTGATACACTCATAGAATTAGGTACAGGAACTACAGGTTCTCCAAACGGAGACGCTGGTATAGTAATTGAAAGAGGAGATTCAAATAACGCATTTATAGGTTATGATGAAAGTGAAGATAAATTCACAGTAGGTACTGGTACATTTACTGGTGGC